ATTCATAACAATCCAACCACCGAAGGGTTTGTCTACGGCTGCGCTGTACAGGTAGCCCTGTAGCACATAGCCAAATGGATCGTTGTCTTTAACCTTGTTGTAGTTTGAAAACTTGTTCATGTAAGCGTAAGGGCTTGCAGTTTTAATGTCCCATACCTTACCATCAATGATTACATCAAGGGTGCCATTAACTTTAACACCAGCTATTTCAAGCGATACCTTTTCTTGGTATGCCTCGACGTTTATTCCTGCCTCTTTCATTTCGACGTACAGCAATGACTCAAGCCAGTCCCCGAATAGGAACCTGTTGACAGCGTTGTAGTCCATCTTCTTGTTGACCTTTACGCCATCTCGTTCTAGCTGCTGTTGGCACAGAGGCTTGCCCAGACCAGACATACGAGGTCGCCACTTCTGTGTAGCTTTCTCGTTTGAGAACTGCCGTTTTGCTGACGCAATTAATTCATCTGACAATAGGGCAATAGAATCGGGGGAAAGTTTCCTCTCCCCCGAAACGACACCCTGCAAATAAATTTGCAAGTATTCTTTGATGAGGTTAGTCATCAGCATCCATTGATTCTACAATCCGTGCGTCAGCAAAGTCCCCACGGGCTTCTTTGTATTCTGACTCGATGTAAGCATTGTGAGAGTTAACAGACTCAACGAACTTCTCAAGAATAGGCACATCAACCGCTGGGTCAAACTCAACGTAATCCTTAACGTCGATCTTTGACTTGTAGTAGATGTTCCCACCGTACTTCTGTCGTAGCGTAGAAAGCGTTGCTCTCGTATTGAACAGCAGCTTACCTTGCTTCTCAAGAGTCTTGATCCAATCCGCAACAGGCATGAAGTTACTGCCACGAGCGTACCAGACAGCGGGTGTAGCTTCGATAGAGTCAGTCTCGACCATACCGTAGACTACTTGGGCGCACTTGATGTTAGCTTGCAGTGTCCTCTCTGGGTCGTCAGAAGACAAGCCTTCCAAGTCACGCTTGTTGAGCTTGCCGCAGCGGATTCCGCCAGCAGTGTCAAAGAACTCATCACCAAAGGATGCCCCTTGGATCGACATACTGCCGTAAGATTGCTCCGCATTGTCCCAGACAGTGTACATGTACCGCCGCAGGAATGGCCGGAAGGTTACTTCTTTGGAGTGTTGCCACTGCCCAGAAGCATCCTTGAACTTCCACTGTCCTCTCGGAAGGGTGTTACCTTCTTCATCTTCAGTGTTGTGTTCAATGGCAAGCTTGGGTAAAAAGTCAACGCTTTTTGTAGACCCCGCCTCACTAGCTTGACCCAGCAAAGCCATGATCTTAGCATTATCTGCTTTATCGGCTGTCACTAGATCAGTCAGTGATTGGGTTTCAACAACAGCTAAGTTACTCATTCATTACGTCCTTTCGTAAACGCCGACTTCTTTTAAGTCGGACCAGTTAGTTCCAATTTTTAACTCAATGCCAACAGGCATGTTGTACTCAACGCCAAACCTCAGAGAACACTCGTCTTTAAGACTTAGCATTGCATTCTTCATTAACTCTATACAGGTTTCCTCTTCATCAGGGTAAACATCCATAACAATACTATCATGTACTGTGTTACAGATCAAGCTTTTTATTCCACTTTCTTTAACTTTTTTATGCAGCACTACCAATGCGATAGGTAAAAGATCAGCCGTTGCAAATCCTTGAACAGGATAATTTTTTATTTGGGTTGAGTTAGAGTAACCGCCACTGGGATACTTCCTAACATTAGGAAACATGTATTCCCTAGTTGATGGGAGAGTAAGCTTTTTCCTCACCAGTGCTTCGTTACATAGCCTCTGTTGCCATTCTGCAACACCAGAGTACTTCTCAAGAAATGCGGTGTAGTATCGACGTTCCGCCTCAGTGCCTGACGTACCACCATAGAGGGGTTTAAATGTGTGTGCCTTTGCGTCTTGTCGAGATACACCGATAATGTCCGCAGTATATGAGTGGACATCAATCTTATTCTTAACGTCTTCAAGAGCCTGTTTGTCTTGAGAAAGGAAAGCAGCCACCCGAAACTCTAGCTGACTGTAATCCCCCTCAAGTATCTTACCGTTTTCAAAACGGCTCACGATAGCAGCGCGGACAGGAAAAGTACCACTTCTAGGCATGTTCTGAAAGTTAGGATTGCGCGAAGATAAGCGGCCCGTTGCTGTTATGCACTGCATAAATTGTGGATGTATGTATCCTTTCTTGTTTGTATTAATTTTAATATTTTCTATAAAAGTATTGAGGTATGTAGAAAGAGCATTGTACCTCATGTACTTTTCAAGAAACTCTCGTTTGTCCCCATCAACCTGTAGAAGCTTGCTGCGGATAGTTGTCATGTCTGTCTTAAAACCGTGAACAGACAAGTCCTTCTCGTTCTCTGGCCGCAAACCAATGCCAGCCACATCTGGTGTTTCGTTGTAGACAGAGCCACGACCAAAGCAAGTCTTACACTTGCGGGGCATACCGTAGCTACCGTCCTTACGTACAAACTCAACGCTGCCCCTGCCACCACAGTTGGTACAGTCTCTGCGCCTTGTCTTCTTGACAGGCTTGACCAGTGGGATGTACTTCATAATGAACTGTCTGTGGGCTGTAGTCCTGACAAACTTCTTCTTACGCTTGCCGTCCTTCAACACAGTGCCGAGATCAAACTTTGCCTTCCAGACCTTCTTGTCCTTAACAGCAAGAGAGTAAAAGAACTTGGACCGATCTTCGGCAGACGCAAGGTTGATGGGCGTGTCCCCACACAGATCGTTGATGATTCGATCAAGGTCTTCCGCTAGGTCAGCATACTCTTTCTTGAAGTCCCTCTCAATCTGAGAGAGCTTGTCAACATCAATCCGAATGCCGTTTGTCTCTACGTCACAGAGAACACGACAGACATCCATGTGAAGCTTGACCACAGGTTCCATCATTGGACAGACCATTCCTTTAAATCTATTTCAAGTAACTCTGCCTGTGCCATTGCTAAGTCATAAGTAGAGTTAACGTCCTGTGTACCATACTCCTCTAAGATAGTCCATGACATCTCATCCGGCTGGGTACTCCAGTTGTCAATCAGTCCTGTTTTCTTTTGCTGCACGTTTCTTCTTTTGCAACAGGCATCGAGGTTTATCTCTCTGTTCATACTTCTGGCAAGCAAGTACTCAACGCCCATTGTATCCCACACAGCAGCATCATAAACAAAGCCACAGTACAGGAGCCACTGAAGATCGTACTTGATGTTGTGACCAATCAGCAGCGTTGTGCTGGACAGTACACCCTGCAACAGCCCAAAGTTATTGAGTGTGGGTGGCCTGTCGCTGTGAAAGAAACAAAGGTAATCCTTGTCTCCTGTGTCCGTCTTGTATCCAACAGACACCAATTGATTTTTGCCAGAGTATGGAGAACTATCCTTTTTAGAAAAGGTGTTCTCAATATCTAAACAGGTAATCATACGTAGTACTTTCCTGTTGCAATGTTTAAGAATGCGTGGGCTGTACCATGCCAGCCATTGACCTTGTTCTTGCTGATAGTCAGGAACCTCGTGTTGTCATCAACACCCAAGCCCTTGCCTATGCCAAGGATAACATCTGCCTCACCAGCCTTGCCGGTACGACTGTTGTCCATCATGGAAAAGTCAATGATCTCCCGCTGGTGCGCCTCGTAGTTAGCCTGAGACACAGCCCAAACAAGACAGTCATTGCGCTTGCCCAGTTCACGGCCCATGACGTACAACTCTTTAAGCCGCTCGTCACCGCGCCCAAAGTCACCACCAATCTTAACCTTATCTAGTTGGTCAATGAAGATAACATCGGGTTTGTTCAACGTGGTGAAGCTGTTTATCTCTGTGATGTCCGTGCCTACGGAATCAATAACAACAAGGTTATTGCCAATAACATCATCGTAGGTAGATTTGTAATCATGCCTATTCTCCAGCAAAGTATATTTATCTATATCAAAGAAAGCTGTTGTTATTCTCAGCTTTACTTTCTTGGCTAATTCTTCGTTGGCCCAGTAGTGTACCTTCTTGCCTTGTGCAAGGTATTGAGCCACAAGGTGGGCGCAGAAACTGGTCTTGCCAACCTCTGGCCGTGCAAAGATGACACCGAAGTCAGCGCGGTTCATCCCCGGCAGATGCTCTTCCATAGAAGGAACGCCAAACAAAAACTCTGGGGGCTTATTGTTGGACTCGACTAGCTCATCAAAGCTTTCATGCACAATGGTAAAGGTTTCGTGCCCTTCCATTGAGTTGTTAGTTACGCGATCCATAAGCTTTGCGATGTCAGAGAAAGCGTTCTCATCATCACCCACCCAGAACTGCACAGCCTTCTCACCTATCTGCTTTGCCATGCTGCGCTGCCAGAACTTCTTGGCGTAGTCGTAGGCTAGGTTGTCGTCCATCTCGGAGACACTACACAGGCTGGTGATTAGTTCATTGGCCTCGTCGCCCTTGCTGTCGGGCATAGCAGGGAACATCATCCCGTGGACAGCATGGACTGTCTTGGCATCCAACAGTTCAATGTTGTCATACTTCAGATGTGCCTCAGTGATGGCCTGTGCTATCGACCGCCACTCCTTGGGAAACATCTGGGGTGTTATAAAATTTTTTATTTTCTCCCAGTGTTCTGTTCTGAGAGTGGAAGCAAGAAGGTTTAGTTCTAGGTTCTCCATGTACTAGCTTCCGTTCTTAATCATCCGCGACTGGGAAGGCGTAAGCTTCTTACGCATGTGGAGTGGTGGCTTCTTGTGCCTACGCTTGGAGCGTTTCTTGGGCGCGTAGTCATTGTTGAAAGCAGATTTCTTAGCCATGATTACATTCTTTCTCTGTAAAAAATTCCTCAAGGGTTTCTTCGTCCATACTTTTTATGTCCACATTTGGGAACATAACAGACATGCCCTTGACCTTGTGCTTGAGTCTAGCACACATTGACATGCTGTTCAATGCAGCATCTTTATCTAAACAAATCAATACTTTACTGTAGTTTGTTTTAGTTAAATGGCAGATAAGATTCTCTGACATTGCAGTACCGGACAGCGCAATGCCAACGTAGTTGTCCAGACTGGACACAACACAAGCTGAAGGTATGTCCTCCACCACAACGGCAACAGCCCCCGAACCAATAACATAGTCCGAAGGCTGGCTAGTGTACTTGTACCACTTGGGTAAACCTTTTTTGTAGAGGGTCCGACCAACAGCGTTTATGATTTTGCCGGGGGTCTGCAAATCATCTACAAGAAATACAACACGATTAAGTTTTAAATCGTATTTAACTTTGATGTGTTTTTCTTTGTGCAGATGGTAGCACTGTACCCTGTGCAAGTAATCTACAGCTTCTTTGCTGTACTCTGGTTCAATGAAACTGTCGGT